GGGGTAAATCTCTTCTTCGCCTTCTGTAGGTGTCGTTGGCTGAGCATTCGTCCACTCGTTCTTATAGTTTCCATAATCCGGATTGCCTGTCAGATCATGAATTTGGACGTAGTTATCTCCATCAACGTTAACTGGCTGCAAGCCAACAGTATGCGTAATACCTTTTACCTCATTAGTCGTACTGCTGGTTATAGTTTGATAGTCATATACGGATTCTTGAACAATTTCATAGGATCTAGTTGATATAATAGTGTCCTGTACTGTCTCTGTAGTACCTCGTGCAGCATATGTTGCTTCGCCTGATGTTGTAACAAGACCAGAACCGTGCTCGTTTGTTGGACTGTCACTGAAACGCAATCGCTTAGTACCGGTTCTAAATCTTATCGAATCATCATTTGGAATTCTAAACTTGCAGTACAAATCACCATCTGCATTTGTTACTATGTTAGCTCCTTCGGTTCCTGTAGCTACATAGCTAGAGTTGGTAGGAGTAATATAGCTGCTAACCGCCACACCATCGAAGAAAGCATATATTCTAGCATTGGGCCTGAAACCTCGGCCTTCAACTTGAATAACACGAGAGCGCATAAAGGGAATTATGCTCGTGTTGATTACCTTGGGCCCAAGTCTTTCTGTTGTTGTAGTAGGAACAGCACTTGTTCTGATGCCAGATCTTGTTTGCTTCTGGAAGGTGTTGGTGACCGATTGACCGATCTGTGCGACATTGAGAACTCTTCCGAGAGAGCCTTGAGCATCTCCGACAGGTGTATTTGATAATATTTGAGGTTTGAAATCAGTTGGATCTGAAGTTTCGCTCCATGATGCACCAGCACCGGTACTGTCAGTCCAGTTGCCCCAATCTGTAGTCCATGAATCTGCCATAGCAGCAATGTTATCATTGGTATGGTCAAAGTTGATCTGTAGATCTGGAGAATTGACTGTATCGACCCAGAAATCATGATCTGGATTCAATGTTACTTTAGCTAAAAAGTTCCAGAACAAACCAGCTGCATTACGAGACGTTGAAGCGTATTTTTGCTCAACAACCTTTTTGTGAGCATACTTCAATGTTATCAACTTACCAGTGGCAGGCGTATAAACGGACGATATGGTTCCTGTAGAACTGCTATCAGCACCTGTAGCTGTCGACGAGGAAGCGAATGTGCCTTGAACACCTTGCAAATATACTCTTCGGCCAACTTGATATATTACGTTACCAGAAGCTGCTCCAGCTGTTATTGTTTCACCGACTGTGAACGTATCTGTTCCACCAACAGTCAATCTTGCATCAGGTGGACCAATATACACGTTGGAACTGTTGGCTGACTTATAATCTAAGTTTATATTTGTAGTACTGAAAGGTGGCCGTAACTCGCCTCTATTTTTATCGATAGAAACTTTATAATCCGGATCCAGCACATTGCCAATATTGTGGCCAGAGAAGCTGTCAACAATTGCTCCATTCTTGAATCTATCTATTCCAGTATTTGAAGCAAACTTCAGATTTGCAGCTTCGTTTTCCAAGAACGATAAACGAGTAAAATATTCGACTCTGTCTAGTCGGTCTCTTATCTTACCAATGTCTGCCATCGTGTATCTTTCAGTTCTGGCAGGAGCTAACGTACAAGCCTGATCAAAACGATTATATTGCTGTGCAACTCGTGTCGAAAGCGAAGGATAAGGAGATACGTCAAGTTTAGCCAGAACCAAATGATCATCAGGCGGAGCTGGATATTCTGGTGTTATGCTTGAGCCGCCAGACGTGATCTTCAACGCACCTTTAGATGATAACGAAACAACATCTCGTCGAGGTAAATAGAAATCAAGATCGGCCGTCAACGTTTCGTTCGGTGCAAGATACCTCAAGCCATTAGCAACAGTATCGATAGTTGTGGATGTTGCAGGATTGACAGAAGCTGATCCAACCGCCGTAGTATTAGTTGCTGTATCTGTTATTCGTGGTCTGATATCTATTGTATTTCTAAGATCGTAAGTTTCACCAGTTGTCTTTGATCTATACAACGGTATCTCTTGTGTTGTTATAGCCGTTGTGTTAGCAACATTCGAATCATCGATAGGATATGAGTCTACGCTGAAATATCCAATACCCTGAGAAGTAACATGGGTGAAGAAGTCCATCTTAACGAGATACACATCACCTGCTGATGCAGTCTTGTTAGGTGCAAGTTTTAAACTTCCGTGCTTATATAAGTTATCAGTTTGTCCACTGCCGAGTAAGAAGTCAGCCGTTACATCCTCACCTTCAGTTGCTGTTGTGAACGCTGAGTTACCTGTCTTTTTTCTAACTGATTGAATTTTATGAACGTCTGAAAGTCCCAGGTTCCATGGACCTGTTGTGTTGTTACTTCCATCAGACTGATTTACAGTCAATTGAACAAATCGACCTGAGTTATATGCTTTTGTAATTTCTTGGCCATCGGCCTTACTCAGCTCAGCTACTACTGTAGCTGATACAGTAGCACCAAGTGATTCATGTATATTGAATGTAGCAGACGTTTGCGAAACTGCATTGATCTGCCTGTCTGATCCATCGCCACCAACGCCAGCCATGTCTATAACTTGACCAGGGAAAAACTTCTTAATTATTGCTTGGGTCGTGTATGCACCTGACGCATTTTCAACTGTACTAATTGTGGAGGATGCTACACTTGATACAGTCATTGTCTGTGAAGATATAACTATCTTATCTCCGACATTGAACTTAGTATCAGCATTGGTAAGTCCAGTAATTGTGTTTGCACCAGAACCAATTGATCCTGTATCGACTGTACCAGAACTTGCAGCAGTGCCGTTGAGAACCACATGAAAATTGGTTCCAGCTATCGTGTCGCTAGCTACACCAGAGAACGTATATCGTTCATCTGGTGAACCAGTTGCAATACTAAATGCACCATCTGTGGCTATTGTAACATCGAAGTTTTTAAGGAATTTGAAATTAGTGTCGACATTGCCACCATCATCTCGCAATGTCTTAACATCAGAAACTGGCAGAGGAAACAAAGCCTTGTTGAAATCTGTTTCTGTTATAGACGCTACGCCAGCCGAGTTAATAATATCTGCAACAGCATTAGCTTGCGAAGCACTTGAATTGTCGACATGGATACTTCTGGCAGTTGTAAAAGGACCACCGGTCATGTTTACATCGTAAAGATATAGCTTGTATCTAGCGCTCGCTGATCCTTTAGTGCCAGAGATGTGCTCGACAGCTCTTACTCTTGCTGTTCCTATCTCAGCACCTGCCAATGAGGTGCTTGACGAAAACGTATCTGCAGAAATAGTATTACTGAATTCGTTTCTTATGGATACAACCTTGTGAGTGTTAACATCCCAAACACCAGAGGCTTCATGAATCGTTACGTAGTTACCGTAGTTAGGTGTAACATTGACTTGCTCGAGCGACTCTGTGTCTGTAGCCTTAAGAACATTAACAGGAATAGAGGCTAGTGTTTCTATCTCGTTGCCTTTGACATAAGCTCGTCCTGGCTCCATTTCAACAACCAGCTTGGTGGATACGCCACCATTGCCAGATGTATACTTGCCAAAGTTGTTAGCTTGGTTGAGATGTTCATTTAATCTCAACGACATGCCCTGTACAACAAAACTACCTGCTGTATCAAAATGTCGCCTGGCGAGCGTTTCATTGACTGTTGAGTAGTTTGGCTTTGGCTCGTTTTTAACTGGTATACCACCACGAATCTCTACAAGTTTAACAAAATTTGAACTTGTATCTCCGTTGATGGGATATTTTGCCAACGTCGCAGTAAGTTTTAAACGATTTGCACCAGGGGCTGTATAGTTATAAGAACCATTGGCTGGATCAAGCAACGTGTCATCGGAAGTATAATCGACAATTGACTCTGTTACATCGTAGCCTACAAAATAGGATCCTGATCGATTGTATTTGCTCAGTACAATAGATTGTTCCGGTACACGTATAAAATGATCTTTAGCAAAAATGATACCTTCAGACACGATCATTCTGGAACCGTGACCAGTGCTTGACGTTGTTGTTATTACGTTAGCAGAAAAACCACCAGTGGTGGAATTGATTACCTCGCTTGAACTGAAAGTAACATTGCCCGTTGTGTTAGCACCACCGGTATCGATATACTTGACGAACAAGGTTTTCATGTCTGGATCCGCTGCTTCTGATCCATCAGCCGTGTCAAGGACTACAGCAAGGACGTTAGATGTTGCACCTCTAACTTGCAAATCTTTGAAGTTTGCAGCAACAACAAGCGAAGAATTAGCGCTTCTGTCTTGCAGTCTAACAAAAGATACAGGTTCTGTTTTATAATCGCTACCTTTTATCACCGAACCTTCAATATAAATGCTCTCAGCAAATCTATCAATCTGATTTTGTAATATACTCTGTGTTTGAATTAACTCACGGCCTTGAACAGCTAAACCTGGACGATATAGTACCCGATGATAATTTTTGGTTTCATCAAAATCATCGTAGTACGGATCAACATTTAGGTTTGTTGATAATGTAACTGTATTTGTATTAGCCGCCATCTGTTATACCGTTAAAATCTCATTGTTAATTTAATGTCTTCAACCTGATCTGGAGAACGTGCTGAAGGACTTCTATGTTCTGCATAAAGAACATCGCCAGAATAAAGTTGCAACTCGCCTGTTGTTATACCGTTTACATTTGCTGTGACAGAGCTAGTGTTACCAGTCAATGTTTCTAAATTGGCAAATGATCCGTTTATATCTGTAACTTTTATAAAACCTTTTGTGCTTGTTGAATTGGTATTAGAAAAAGAAATTACCCGACCAATTGCACCTGATGTACCACCTGTTATAATTTCGTCTTGACTATATATGCCGCCTGTTATACCGGTCAATGTCAATGTCGTAGTCTGATCATAAGCAGACGTGTTTGCTGAGTTGCCATTAGCTTCAAGAGGATTCTTCAGCAATCCTAAAATTCTAAAATCGTTGTTTGACGGAAAATTATTTGCTTCTGTTCCAGTCAATCTAATATTAATCATGACGTTGTGACCTGCAAGCTCACTTACAGGATTACTTCCATGGCCACCTAGAGGAGCCACTCTAGGATCGAGAGTTACTCCTGTTCCATTGTTTGCAGAGACTGTTGCAGCAGCTCTGGAATAATTTGTTCCAGTGTTGATAATATTTATCTTAGTTACCTGGCCAGAGGCAACATTGGCATACGCTAATGCACCAGATCCATCACCAGTAATTGTAATCTTCGGTCCTATATGAAACGTACTTGACGAATTAGGTACAGTTGTAAATCCTGTGTTTACTGTTACAGTTTGTGTAGCAGCAACATAATCTATCACATCTCTTATTTGTCCAGCACCCAATCCGGAAGATATAAAAATAGAGGAACCGGTATATTCGTCATCTTCCGTGCTAGCACCAGAATCTATAATTAACGATGTACTGTTAGTAACACTTGAAAGCGTGTTTGCTCTGAATAAATAACTCGAACCATTAGTTACAACATCAATAATTTCTATAGCACCATTGACTGCTGCTTGCTGAACATCCCATTGCGCACTGCTATCATCAGCAGTTAATGTTTTCACAGGAATATATGAAGGTGTTTGAAATTTAAGTATTTCAGCAGCTGTCAACGAATACATAAACTTCCAGATGTATCCGTCAGATGTTGTTATGTTAGACGTGCTTGTGCCTGTTGGCTTTACAGTGGAGGATCCTCCTCTGTTATTAAACATGCACTTATAAACATTATTGTCGTCAGTCAAAACAAAATAACGACTGTCGTACATATTTGAATCATTGTTGTCAAACTCAGAATATACTGTACCAGTCGTCCAATCATATCGCCTGACAGCAAATGTCATGTCATTGGTGCTAACTTTTTTGGCTGCCAACATATTCCGCCAAGGATTATATCTGATGTCAGATAGTGTATCTTGGGGCGCAGGGGGAGTATCACTATTTGGCCATGTTTGAATACGACCAATGTAGAGATACAACCTGTCTGGAGACGTTTCTGTAAATGCTTCCTTAAAATTTTCAGCATTGTACAATCTGAACCGTCTTGTTATTAGTGCTGGCATTTATAACTCCAAATTATCTAACTATTTATATCACTCTACTGTCGGTTCACCAACCTGTGGAACCGTTATACCATCATTAAATGTATTACTTTGTAGCTGCGATGCTGTGTTCGAGCTATATTCTTGTACCTCGAACTCGCCAAGCGTGAAAGTATCATCAAAAACAATTGATGTTAATGTAATTGTTGACTCGAGAGCCGGTGTTCCAATTTGTAAAGCTGAAGGTATTGATATCAGGGAAGCTCCGCCAATTTCAACAACAAACACATTATCGAAAACTGCTACATCAATTGTAGAGGCAATAGAGCTAGGACTGATTGTTTGATTAAGCTGGTTGTCAATTTCAAAAGCTGCTGTAGATGCAATTGCTCCAACTGGTCCCATAATGTGTTCAACACTAAGCGCACCAAAGGACGTATTGGCTTGGAAACCAACGTTGTCTATCAAAAGGTATGAGTATGAGTCAGCAACAAGTGATAACGAGATGTTTGACGATATTCTGTGATCGCCAAACATTATTGTTCCTGCGCTATGAGTTACATTTTTTACTATTTCTCTGTAAGCATCGACAGTTTGGGTTGTTCGTAACGAATATGAAAATTCTTGATAGTAGTAGTTGTCTTGAATTTTATTGTTCCACGACACAAAACCTTTCGTGTCCGTATATTTTCCTGGATACGTAACAATACCTGAAACAAGCGGTGCTGCAATAGCATTTTCTGCTGCTGGGTTAGTTGTATTGCTGATAGTAATCAGATCGGATCTGTTATAACCTGAACCAAAAGCGTCAATAAGTACATTGGTTAATGAACCAGCAACTAATTCAGCACCCAGCTGAGCATTGTTACCCTTGAATCCACCAGCGCCATCAGGAGCTCTCAGATCAAATATTTCCGAGTCAATAGCTGATACGCTTGGAGCAACAGTATAGTTCGATCCACGTGTGATACTGTTTAGCGCTGATATTGTACCAACAATTGTATTTGATGTTCCCAGTGCAGCACTAAGAACAGTGCCCGAGTTTGCTATAGATAAGTTTGCACTGATAGTTCCAGTGTTTGATGTAATATATGTGTTGGCGTCAATCTGAGTTCCGCTCAAATCGGAAATGGTATCGTCAAATGTTTTTAATATTTCAGGATTAGATATTGCTGAAACTTCAAACGATGCACCAGATCCATCACCACCAGTTATTGACACAACTGTTTCATTGACTCTATAGCCACTACCACCATCTGTAATGGTTGGGGATATTGATTTTCCTGATGTACCAGTTACAACACCGCTTGCTCCTGTACCAGACGCACTCGTAAAAGATACTCTATCACCGTTTGTATGTTTTGCACCACCAAACTGAATCACGACACCTTGTAGTGGACCAGTTGAAGAAATAACTACACCACTCAATGTGTTTGCTGCGTTCTTGACTCTCTCATTATCATTGAAAGTTCCAGCAATGCCTGATAGAAACAGTTCAAAAACATTTATTCCTGTTTCCAACGTACTGGTAACCCTCAGTACCTTTGCAGTTGCTCCTGACACCGTGCCAGTAATATTTTCACCGCCCATGTCTTCCAAATTTCCATCAAAAGGCGCTGCAAGACGGATAGATGTTTCTTTAACCCATCTACCATCTGAAACTTTGAGGATGTCCTGACCAGGATAGTAGAACTCTATCTCTTCATCATAAAGAACACGAAACAACAGCTTATAAGCGTTTTCTGAACCCTTTGATTTGTAGAATTCATGAATTCGTTGATACAGCAGCTTTTTATCTGCAAGAACTGATTTTGGAAAATCAGCAAGTATTTCTCTTCTAAACCAGTCAATGAATTCATTTTGAGTTCTGTCAATGTCAGCATATTCAAGAAGATTCTTTGAACGGTCTGTAACCTGGTTGTTAGTTTCCAACCACTCATAGTAAGCACGAATGAATGCTTGGAACTTAGGACCTTCAGTATCTAGAAACTCTGGTAACGAGCTTCTAACAAGAACTGACGTTTTTTTATCAGTAGCCATTTATTAATATACCGCTGAGTATAGACCAACTGTAGCGCTCTGACTATTCAAAGCAGCTGTTGTTGTCGAAGTTCCTGTTGTTGTTACGTTAGATACTGATGCTTCAAGATTATTTGTTTCTGCATTGACTACGTTAATTCTTGCATTGCGGAACAAAATAATTTGATTTCTTTGAGGTTTGATATCATCAATGTCAGGATCAACCAAAAATGTTATAGCATCACCTTCATAAGCAGAAATCAATATATCATCAATTGTTATTCTGCCAGTTGTGTAGTCTACTTTTCCTGCATTTTTATTAACATATGTCCTTTGATTGCCAGCACCAAGCGTATAAATTCGCAATGCTTTATTTCCGTCATCATCAAAAAAGCAAGGCCGGCCTTGGTATGTGAACGATGTTGATGCAACAGCATACATGTGATCCTTGTGCGGATGATATATTCTATTGTTGAACGATATGTTGTATCTAGCCGATGTTGTAGTGATAGGTTTGTTTTCTTTTTCTAATTTAACATCAATCCTAGTGCTTTTTATTGCTGAGTTAACATTGCCAATATCAATAGCAAGATCAGAGTTTATATAATCCTTACCAAACAGGTTCAAATTGTTGGTTTCGAAACTCGTAAGAATACTTTCTATACCAGACGCAATGCCAGATGCTGTCGATGTTGTATCGTCTGGATCGTACGTTACATTGATCGCAGGTCTTATATACAAATACGTTGGATCTACAACCTCCGTATCAATAGAAAGAATTGTTTTGTCTTTCAAGTAATTTTTAATCTCGTTCTTGCGGTTATCAGATATGTAAAGACCACTCTTTGGTTTGGTCGATATAAATGCTTTACCGTAGATAGGTGGATCATTTTCTTCTCCACCCCATACCGAAACTGCTTGCAAGTCTGTGAAGTAGGATAGTATTGAAGTTCTGAAATCAGCTGCAGTCACAACTCTGTTTTGCGCTGTGTAAGATCTTGGAGCATTCAGCTTTATAGAATCGATTGTTTCTCTGTTTGATCCATTAGTTGATGCGATTGTTGATCTCAGTGTATAATTAGAATATCCACCCATGGTCGTGGAAGATGTGAAGTTATTAGCTCCAACAGAATCCAAACCGGTTGACACTCTATAACCCACAAGAACAATGTTACCATCGTTTACTTGCTTGCTGATTACATTGTCTCCGAACTTTACTTCATAACGACCATCTTCATTTTCGCTCAAGAAGTATGCTCTTGAATTAGCAGTGAGACCAGTTATGTCAGTGCTTTGCGTCCATGTAGTTGTGGTTGTGTTGGAACTTGACTCTTGTACTCTGACTGTAAGATATGTTGTATCAACATTGTCGTTTGGTATCACATATCGCACAGGCGAAGCAGAGCTTACAGTAAATCTGTGAGTAAGTGGTCGGCCTTCAACGACTGGCAGTTTGCCTGAATACACACCACTCGCATTTGCATTTACGACGAGAGATTTAGGATTGGTGTATACGTAGTTTCTTCCATCTACGGAAGCTGAAAATACAGTGTTAGCATCAATAGTAATAACGCTTGGACTTCCGCCAGGAGATATAGTTACTTGGATTTCAGCCTCAGGGCCAACTACTGACCTCGGTGTGTATCCAAGCATCTTAGCTTTTGAAACAACGTTGCTTCTGATTTGAGCAGAATCAAGAAACATTTCGTTTCCTACCATGTTAAGGTAGAACGAGTTTCTGTAAGTGTTGTACGCAAGAAGATTCAAAAGAATCTGCATTGTTGAAGACTCGTAATTGTAATCTCCAAGTTCTGTTTGGTTTGACAAAAACGTTTTGAGATCGTTTTTGATTCCGTCAAAATCAACACTTGTTAGTTGTAGTGCGTTGTTAGCGGCCATTTATCTTGTTCTCTCTATTTCTAAGCCGACCTCGACAGGCCTTGCATCATTAACAATGAAAAAACTAAGGCCGACTTGCACTCTGTTTGAGTCTGGTCTTGCGACAACTGTAATGTCGCTGATCGTAACTCTTGGCTCGTAATTTTCTATTGCTGTTTGTATGTCTCTTTCAATGTTAGCTTGTTCAATGGTATCGAAACTCTCAAATAGTCTATTTTTTACATCTGATCCAAACAATGGATCATAAGGACGCTCGAATCTGTTTGTCAGTATTAGATTTTTAATAGCGCTAACGACAGCTTCAGCATTCTTTTTTACAGTCAATTTTCCAGTAACAGGATGAGGAGTCATAGAGATACCTAGATCGCTAAAGCTGACCTCTTTTGATATTGGATTAATTGAACCGGAGCTTGCCATCTGCCGTCCTTTTTATACTATTTATCACTGTTTTTAATATCTTGTATTTCTTTTCTTCGTTCTTTTGTAAACTTAGCAATCTCAGTTAGAGCTTTACGAGCTCTTGTTCCCGCTGCTTTGTTTCCGTTTTCAAATTTTTCGTTTTCTGCGAGGTATGTTTCGTAAAATGAAACAAGCATTTCGTGTGTCATATTTTACTCCTATTATCCAAATGGGGTTGGACCAGTTACTGATCCTGTTGGGGCTGATATATGTGTGTGCTTCATAATATTTAATGCACTAGCTGCGCTTGTTTTGACTATCGGTGATAATGTTGTACCAGTTATATTTGTACGAGATCTAATTGTACCTGATGTCAGAGTTATAGCACCTGATGGCGCTACTAATTCATATCTACCAATAACATTAAACCTTGTGGCTCCTGTAACAGTAGCAATGTCGCCACCGGCTATAATATCTACAACTCTACCTAGTCCGTAAGTATAGGTTCCTGCCATGGTAACGTTGACGTCTTTGTTACCTCCGACAGCCAAGTAATAGTCACCGCCGACTGTCATTGTGTAATTTTTTGTGATGTTTTGATTCAGATTGCCATCGACTGTCAAGTTTACATCGCCTTTGACGTACATATAACTCGTACCACATACTATTTCATAATTATCACCTACGACCTTTACAATCTTGTCTCCACTCGGAGAACGTCTTTCCTCATAACCACCACTAGTATCATAAGTAACCTGTCTTGATTGATCAGGTTGCTTGTAAATGGTTTCTGTAATGAAGCCAGCTTCGGAAGATAGAGTCTGCACATATGGGTATGTTTTATCTTTTGGCTCTTCTGGCTCATCCCATGTTGACTCCTTGAATACATCGTATGGTATATCCGTTACTCTTTGTTTTTCTCTGACCTGCGATTGAAACGAAGGATATCCTTCTTCAACACGCCCCGCCCGAGGCAGCTCCGATTCACCATTCTTTCCGTCACCGTCAAATTTGTAACCAGGAACCTGACCAACGACCATTGGCCTTTGTGCATCTTCGCCGTCTATAAAGAAACCAAAAACCCAAGTTCCTTCTATCAATCCTGATGAAGGTGCAGGAGGAGCAGTTACTGGTTGAATAGTTTGAGCCCAAGGCAATCCTTCTGTAGGAAGTTCGCTTTTGTCATTAGGATGCCAACCAAAGCATCTAATTTTCACGCGTCCAAGTTTCAAGGGATCGTCGCGATCTTCAACGACCCCCATAAACCATATAAAATTGTAACCTAAAAAATCTGGTTTAAAATCAGCCATAATTAATCTCCAGCTTGAGCCTGCTCAATAAGTTTATCTCTCGGATCAAGTTTTTTCAAATCTGTAGCATTAGGCTTTTTGAAATTTCTAAATTTACTTATAGCGTTTATTATTGCAATAAGTTTTTGTGCTGGCTCCGGAGCAAATCTTGAAAGAAATTCGACAGGATTATTTTCAATGTCTGTCACTAATTTTTCAACAGATCTTTCAAATCCCGAAACAACGTTAAAGTCTTGTCCAGTAAAAGTCAAGCCTTGGGAAATAAGATTTAATACAAAACTAGCAACATCATCAGTGAAAACAGGATTGCCATTTACGTCTTTACCAAATGACTCTTTGACACATTCAAGGTTGGTGACGTAGTCACCGTTTTTGGTGAGTCTATTGCTGACTGCTGTGACAAGAAACTTTGCATCGTTACCATAATACTTTATGTACGTTGAATATTCTTCGTTGGTCGGTATTCGGATTGTAATGATATGACCAGGAACAATATTCAGATTCGAAGGAACAGTAATGGCTATTCCATGCTGCTTTATCGAGGCCTGCTGTACTATAGAATTTGTTACGTGCTTATATCTTTCAGTTGAAAAGTATGTTTGCGAGTCGTTGTCCGCAGTTAATCTACCATCGAATGTTTGATTTTGTTTAACTGTGTTTAAATTATCATATATCAATCTGTTGTGTGATGGACCACCTGCACCTTGGCCAAGTATATTATTGACGTTGGTTCTTATTGTAGGTTTGCCACCTCCTTGAATGTGAGGTACCGCATTAAAATCTCTTGCGTAATTAAAATCAACCTCTGTAAAGTTTTTGGTCAACGGATCGATAACCATAGTTTTATTGTCGTACAGTCCTTCTCTCAACGAACTTAACGTATCTACCGTGTCAAGGAAAGTAAAACCTATAACAGACTTTCTTATACCTTCTACTGTTCTTTGAGCTTTCTCTGTCGACGGATCGCTGAATTCATATTGATAATCAAACTCTTGCTCTGCATCAAACAAACTTGCAAGGGTTCTAAAATTATATCCCTCTCTGGTTTCATAGAACAGGTAATGGGATTTTTCTCCATAATTAACAGATCTACTATGTTTACCAACGTGTTGAATTATCTCAAAAGGATTGTGACCGGTACCAACAAAAGGGACAACGTTTTCAGTTGGTTCAATGAAAATAGGTTTGTCTGAATTCGGAGATATGTACTGTTCATAAACATCTTGTACAACATCAGAACCCAGCTTGTCTTTGTAATATGGACTTCTATTTTGAACAGCATTCTTTTCTAACTCAAAAGACGTTGCTTTCAAAATATACACATGAGCATCGCCAGCTATTTTTCGTCGATCACTCAACTTATATAATTTGAAAAGAAGAGACTTTCGGTATCCAAGGCGAGCTGATCTGCCAGTAAAATCAATTATTATCTGCTCTTGGCCAACAATTGGAAGCGAATCGACAATACCAGACGCATCTCTGATTACGAAGTCCGCACTCATGAAGTTGCGGAATATACTTTCGTATATTGTGAACTCTAGTACCAGCTGTGTTATATCGACAGCAGCGCCGTTACCTCCAATAAGAGTTATAGTATGTTGGAGGTCGTCACCATATGGTTTGTCGTGAGCAGCATGATATGCCATTATTCAAAAATAGTTTCCACTTGATTAAGTAAAGGTATGATAAAATCATTAGACAAAAGTTTTATTTCACGCTTCTTATCATTTTCTTCTATTTCGTATTCGTATGACGTTACAACTTTTCTATCCGCAGCTGCTAAAGTGTTGTATGTTTGCAAATCAACCTGATATGATTCTTCTGGTATAATAGTGCTATCAAACAAAACAGATTGTGTTGCTACTATTTGCTCGTAATGGTGTGTTTGACTCATAGCGGTACTAACACTGCCATATTTTTTAGCAATAAAACTTTCAAGAGACGTTCTGTCAAGAGGCCAATCAAATTCTGGGTCAACAACGTTGTTAATAATATGGATTACCCAATCTAAAGAAGCATCATCGTAATATTTAAATGCTATCTGATCAGCTCGTTCACCTTCCTTTACAGAATAATCATAGTAGACAGCTTCCTGTTTTTGAAATGACTCAACAATTTTGAAGCGAGTCATTATATTCGTAAGAACTGTATTGTTATTGTTCTTCTTTAGATCGTAGTTGACTAAAGGAAAAGGTCTAAAATAGAAAGCCATTATCTACCCTGCCTTATTTCTTTTTTCGTAACAATTGAAGTTTCTCTAAACGACATGTCTATACTCACACTGTACGGAGCATTTGTTTCTTCAAAGAAATAAGGAGCTCCTTCACCGTTGTAGTTAACTGTAAAGTTTGTGAGAATTGAATCCCCAAACTCAAACAAATAATCACCCGCACGAAGTTGTATTTCGAATTGAGAAGGGTAGTTAAACAAATGGTCTTGTGCTTTGTATTCGGGAGACATATGATACTTGAAGTTTCGAATCATGTCTCGTATTGTATCACTTTCTTTTTTGCTTTTTGCTACAAGTTTATAGTTGAAATTGTGCTCTCTAAAGTTCACGCCTGTAAATATGTTAGCAATGTGAGGATTTCTTGCTATACCCAAACCAAGCAAAGCGCCTTGTCCTATATTTCCAGCAGCTGCACCGAGAGCTGCCCCAGGCGCTCCGCCTATTATTCCTCCTAAAATTGCAGCAACATCTGTTTGTCCAGTAACTGCTACACCGAGATTTGCAAGTATACCTCTAATGCTTTCTGAATCAAGCGTATTTTCATTTTCCATAGCTTGTTTTATACTTGCATATAAGGATGTACTAGGATCGTTTTGAACTCCTTGTGCAATATTTCTAGCTTCGACACCTAAAGGCCCTATACCAGGCGTATCGTATTGAGCGTTGTATGCTGTAGCTAAATTTGCTGGTATTGGCAAAGCAAAAGAATGCGAAGGTAAAGAGACGTTGATGCCGACCCCTTCAAGAGCTTCAAAAAACCCGCCTATTTTGTTTACCGCACCGCTGACTCTGTTAAGTATATTCTGTCGCTTTGATCCAGGAGCAAATACTGATTGTGTTCCGAATTGATTTTCATAAGAACTTAATTGAACTTGCTGCAATTTACTCAATCGATATTCTTTTTTAGCTCTAAATAGTATAAAGTACGGAGACTCGGACAAGTCTTCGGGAAACGTTGTCGTTGTATATTTTGTTCCGACTTCTAAAGAGGCGAGAGGACCTGAAGCTCCGCTACCAAATTCTATTAAAGGCATTTTTTATCCTGTGAGTACATATAAAGGCAAGTATAAGCCAAGAAACCCGTTTAAGTATTTAGGCGATCCAACCAACGTTGTTTATAGAAGCTCTTGGGAAAGGCAATGCATGGTTTATTTTGACAGAAATGATGATATTTTAAACTGGGGATCAGAAGAAGTTGTTGTTCCATATAGGTCGCCTATCGACAACAGAGTTCACAGGTACTTTGTTGATTTTGTGATACAAGCAAAAACCGCTTCTGGCAAGATTGAAACAACACTCATCGAAGTCAAACCGTTCAATCAAACCCAGCCTCCAAAAATACAGAAAAGAAAAACCAAAAGATACCTCACCGAAGTAACTACCTACCTTGTAAACGAAGCTAAGTGGAAAGCTGCATCTGAGTTTTGTAAAGATCGAATGTGGAAGTTTCAAATAATTACTGAAAAAGAACTTAACATAAGATAGATAAATAATATAAAAACGAGGTGACTATGGGTAGGGAGCTTAACGAAGGCAGCGAGTTTATAATACCGCTTAAAAATCTACTAGGACTGATTGGTTTTACAACAGTAGCTGTATGGGCTTATTTTGGTGTGACAGAACGTATCACGTTTTTAGAACACAACCAACAAATGATAAGCGAACAAGTTGATGAAAACTACGAATGGATTAGTGATTTTGAACCGCCATCAGAAGTACAAGACAACATAAGACGAGTACGTGAATTGGAATTAATGTTGAAAGAAATGGAAGTTAGGCTCGAGAGTCTTTCATGGTAGCATACGTATTTGATACCGTTCTCACAAAGGGAATGCAAGCTGGACAAGTTCCAGCTCGTACTCGTGACGCTCGTGATTGGTATCGCAACGCAGCTCGTGATACAAATGTAACACCAAACCGCTTGATGAAGGGAAATCAAACAAAATTTACTCGTAATGCTGAGCCAGGCAACATGCTACTCTTCAATTACGATCCTAAAACAAAAAAGAAGCTACCGTATTACGATACATTCCCTCTAATATTTGTAGTTGGTCCAGCAGCAGATGGATTTTTTGGTTTGAATATGCATTATCTACCGTTAAAACAACGCGCAATGTTAATGGACGCACTATATGAGACAGCGTCTGACAGTCGATATGACGCTGGTACACGATTGAAAATCAGTTATTCGATACTTTCCAGGGCTTCTCGATTTAAATTGTTTAAACCGTGTTTAAAACACTATCTAAACAGCCAAGTAAAGTCAAGATTCATGCAAATCGATTCCGTTGAATGGGATATAGCACTATTTTTACCACTGCAGAGGTTTGTTGGCAGTATTTCTAAGGTTTATCAAGACAGTCTCAGGAAGGCAGGATAATGACATTCAACGTTTCAGACTTCAGAAGTCAAGTAACAGGCGATCAATCGCGAGGAATTTCGAAACAATCGAATTTTGACGTTGTTATCAACCTTCCTTCTAACATTTTAATGTCAGATAGAAGTCGTTCAGCACATAACAGCCTTAAATTTAGAGTAGAATCAGCTGAATTTCCTGGTAGATCAATACAAACAACAAATTACAAATCGCTTGGTTATGGTTTAACATCGAAAATTGGCTATGATGTCGTCTATCCAGACGTATCTATCACTATGCTCTGTGGTGCAGACCTTGGTGAAAAGTCGTTTTTTCATGCTTGGCAGAGTGCAGTCGTCGGAAATCATTCAAGGCAAGACGATATTAAACGTCATCAGAGCCTTGGATACTACAAAGATTACGTTTCATCCGTTGGAATCGTGCAATATAATACGACTGGCCAGCCAACTTACGCTCTAGCATTGGCAGAAGCATATCCTGTTATTGTAAATTCTCTTCCTTTAACGTGGGGAAGCGAAGAGCTTCATAGACTGACCGTACAATTTACTTACAAACACTTCATTGAAGTCGACGAACCGCATCAAGGTGAGGGTGCTAACGTAAATAAATTCAATGCAAGACTCAAATTTAACACTCCAAATCTTGACAGTGTGTTTGATAAAATCGGTTTACCTAATATTGGAGATATATTTAACATACCTGGTTTCCAAAGAGACCAAGTCACCATAAAAGGATCTTCAACTATCAAATCTATTTTTGGCATTTAATTAATAAAGTGAGGTTATAATGTTACCTGATATAAACTCTCCAGAGTTTTCTCTGGAACTTCCTTCCTCTGGCAAATCTATATTTTATAGACCTTTTCTTGTAAAAGAAGAAAAGATATTGCTTATGGCTTTGGAGGGAAACAAAAAAGAAGAAATAGACAATGCTCTGTCTCAAATTTTGACCAATTGTGTGAAATATGATGGCGATGTAATGGATTTACCATTTATTGATCTTGAATATATCTTTGTTAATATCAGAGCAAAATCAATCGATAATATTATTAAACTTCGAGTTGGCCACAAAGACAACACTGAATGTAGTCATCTCACAGAGTACGAAATTGAGATCAACGACTTAGAAGTTGAAAACTTAGACATTGACAACAAAATAATGTTAAATGATTCAGTTGGATTGACGATGAAATATCCAACTTTGAAGACAACAAATTTTATTCTTGAGTCGAGCTCTAATATTGATAACATTTTTTCTACAGTAGCTGCATGCATCGATTATGTCTTTGATAACGATAGTGTTTATGAAAATTCAACTATAGAAGAGAAAATGAATTTTGTCGAAAATATGAATAAACAGCAGTTTGAAAGAGTGATGGAATTCATTAGCAAGCTGCCAACGTTGAAATATGATATATGCTATACATGCGAAGCATGCGGCAAAGAAGAAAAAATTACATTGAGGGGTATGCAGAATTTTTTCGTATAATGCTCAGTCATAACAGTTTGGCAAATATGTATCATACTAATTTTAGTTTGATGCAATACCATAAATACTCCTTGACTGAGCTTGAAAATATGATACCTTTTGAAAGAGATATATACGTTCAAATGTTGCTGGCTCATCTTAAAGAACAAGAAGAAAAGCGTAATCAACGATGATATCACCAGAATTATACGTACAAGAAAGTCAGAAAATTCGCGATGTTCTCGAAGAGAGCAATGACTATCTTGAGCGTATTGTTGAAACCCTTGTATCCTCATTAGACTTTACAAAAGAGTCTGAAAGACAAGCTGCCATTCGAGCTGAAAATGCTGAGCTGGCAACCATTGAAGCTATTCGAGAGGCAAAAGGTTCTGATTTAGAAGCTGCTGGCAACATTGATGGAACAGCAGAAGAAGCAGGCACATCGTTAGGAAGATCACTTTCTGAGAGATTCGGAGGCGGTGACTTTGTAAACCGATTCCGCACGGGCTTATCAGCCGGCCTTGCTGGTCTTGGTGCCAGGCTTTTACGTGGAGGTCCATTAGCAGCAATTGGCGTTGCCTTTGGTGACGAGATAGCAAAATTCTTAGGCGATAGTGTTGGCGACATGCTAGGTGATGCTGGTTTTACTGATAGTACTGTTACTGCTGTTGAAGAAAGTTTGGAAAAATATACAGCTCCAGCTATCACAGGTGCTGGTATTGGAATGGTGTTCAAAAGAACGCTTCCTGGAGCTTTAGCTGGTATCATTATATCAAGATTAGGTTTAACCCAAGAAGATTTTGTGAACACATCTAATAGGATTGGAGAGGAAATAGATAAACAATTTAACTTTGAATTGCCTGCAGCAGAAGATGTAGGTGGATTTTTGGAACAGGGAGCCACTGGTGCTGGTATAGGATATCTTGGTGGTTTGCTTCTTGGTCGATTTAAAATTCCTTTAACTATAGCTGGTTTTATAGCAGACTATCTTGGATTGGATAGAGAGAAGTTGAATCTTTTTGCTGAAGAGACAGCTCAACAAGTTGAGAATTTTTTGGAACCTGTTTCTGAAACACCGGATTATACAAACTTAAACATGCAACGTGATGCAGCAGCTAACTTAGATTTGCCTACTGGTCAAGAAGTTAGAAGATCCTTTACAAGAGATGAACTGAGAGCAACACCGGCCCAACAAGGGGAAGGAAGTGTTTACGATAGACTATCGTTGTGGCAGCGGATAAAAGGAATGGGTCCTCTCCAAACTGATGTGTCTCAGGCTTTTGATGCAGCTGACAATCTTCAAATTAATTATCTATCTAATCCGCTACTTGATATGAATAACTTGCCAAGAATAGCGAGAAGAGAACTTTTAGCTGTATCTAACGACATCATTCCGGAGGTTGGTTACATAGATGACTTTTTAAATATGGATCCAGAGGTTCAACATATTTTTGCAACGTCACAGCAGATACAACATCTTCAACAAGTAAGATACACATCTGAACAAATGCGAATGGCTATCAATCGAGAGCAATCTCAGCTTAATAGACCCGTTGATGTGCAAATCAGACTAGAAAGGGAACAGCAAGAAGCCCAATCAAAAA